ACGGATGCTGGCATTCTGAACGCTTCGACGGAGCGCTATATTGCAATTTTCGAAAAGTTCGCGGAAGTCAGGGCGTCAGGTTTATCCAAAATGGAATCTTATGCGGAAGTGTCGCACAGCTGCTTTACATGCGAGGAGAATGTCCGAAAAATAATAAAGCGAATGGAGAAAAAAGTGCAGCCGGATTGTATGGGATAAACATTTACCAACATTATACGGTTTTATATCATTATTTTTGTCAAGGAATGCGTATAGCATACGCAAAATATAATTTCAGATGATTACCATAAAACTTCACGATGTAATAGCCAACGAGGACAATCGCTGGTGGTACAGCTGGGATGATGAAAGCGGAGTGTTCTCGCTCGAGTTCGTCCAGAAGCTCTTTGAGGGCAATCCGGACGAGACAGACTTTAAGTTCGATATTCATTGCCCTGGCGGCGAGGTGGAGGAAGGTCTTGCGATCTATGACTATCTGCGCACTTCCGGAAAGACTATTCATACGAATATTGAGGGAGCGTGTCACTCCATGGCAGTATGCCTTCTGCTCGCGGCTCCAAGAGAATATCGGTCCGCTAATCCAAACGCGCTTGCGCTCATTCATAAAGTCTGGGGTTATGCATATGGCGGTACCGCCGATGAGCTCGAGGCGGCTGCCGAAGAGACACGGATGCTCCAAGACAAGATTCTAAACATCTATGCAGATCGCACCGATAAAACTTACGAGGAACTTCAGGAAATCATGAACGAGGAGAAGCAGCGCACAGCTCAGGAACTCCTCTCCTGGGGATTCATTTCGAAGATAAATTCATACAATACAAACTTAAAACAATCTAAAACAATCGCTATGAACATCAAGCAAATTAAAAAATCTGCCAATGCTCTGCTCAACAAGATCGGCGCTCTGCTCGGCGGCTCATACAACTATGAGTTCGTGGATGCGGAAGGCGAGGTATTGTTCACTACAGAAGGCGATTCCGCCGAACTTACGGTCGGAATGGCTGCATCTCCCGACGGAACATTTGTCATTGCTGACGGCAGAACCGTGACTATCGCCGAGGGCGTTATCACCCAAATCCAGGAAGCCAGTGCTGAAAATCACGATTTCACATCCGAAGACGGCACCGTGCTTTTTACCACCGAAAGCGAAAGCGATGAGCTTACGGTCGGAATGGCTGCATCTCCCGACGGAGAGTTCACTCTTCCTGACGGCCGCGTAGTTGTTATCGCAGAAGGCGTTATTACCGAAATCCGCGAAGCGTCTGCAGATCCGGAAGAGGTGGAAAATCTCCGGAGTGAAAATGCGCAGCTCCGCGAAGCTCTCTCAGAGGCTCAGAATCTCATCCGCGAGATGAAGAAGAACATCAAGAGCAACTATGTGCCTGGCAACAGAGTGTCCAGCGCCCAGTCGAACAGGGGCAACAAGCAGCTCTCTCGCGAAGAGAGGAAGAGCGCCGTAAAGGAGGCCCTTAAAGCAACGAAGAAGTAACAACAAAAAATATCTACTATTATGGCAAGTATTCTTTCATTCAGCAACTTTACTTTCACTGCTGAACAAATTCGAGACATCAACGAGCTTGTCTTCGATGAGCTCCTTCATGCTCCTGACATCAATTTTATCCACCAGCTGTTCTCCGGCGTGGTGTACGATAAGGAGATCGGCTTCATCGGCGGCTCCGGACTCGTAGGTAAAGCCGGTCAAGGTTGCAATCCTACCGCTCAGTCCTGGTCTATCAACACCCGAAAAGTAACATGGCAGCCTAAAGAGTGGGAGGTGTTCATTTCCGAATGTGCAGAGGACCTTAAATCCACCGCTGCTGTTTACGCTCTCAATAGAGGCACGCGTGTAGACGATCTCACTGACACCGACTATATGGCAATCGTGGTGCAAGTGCTCACGAACGCCGTCAAGGACTTCCTCTATCGTCTGATATGGTTCAATGATACCGATGCCGACAACTACCATGAAAGCCAGCTGCCGAAAGCTGCGCTCACTGAGCAGACAGTCGGCCAGCAACTCGTCGGAACCGTATATGTTGAGGTTGAGTCAACTGTTACCGGAGCTGTTAAGTGCGCATTTGCAAATGGCACTATCATCTATCTCTCCGGAACCGCCTCAACCGGCAATGCTGTCGCAGATACGAACTACTATTCCAAGGACACGAGCGACAAAGTCACAGTTGTTGACGGCGGCATCATAACCGTAGGAGTCGACAAGACATATTTCAATATCATCGACGGTCTGTTCAAGCAGCTCGAAGCTGCCGTAACCGGCGGAGCTCCTACAGTCTCAGTCACGGCTAACGCAAAGACCTCTAAGAGCGCTCAAATGTCCGCTATGAATGCGGCTGCCGCATACTCGCTCCTCAGCGATATGTACTACAAGGCACCGGTGGAGATGCGCGGCAAGAAAGAGAATATGATGTTCATCGTCACTCAGTCTATCGCTGACGCATACCAGCAATATCTCACGGACAAAGGAATCGAAAGCACTTACAAGAATCTCGTAGACGGCATTCAGTCGCTTACTTTCCTCGGCGTGCCGGTTATACCTATGCCTATCTGGGACAGCCTTATCCAGAGCTACAATGATCTTGGCACCACCTACTACAAGCCGCATAGAGCGGTTCTCGTAGAGAAAGCGAATCTCGCGGTTGGAACTCCTTCCGAAGAGGCGTACGGCGAGTTCGATATCTGGCACGACAAGACTTCTCGCAAGAACTATATTCTTCTTAAGGATAAGCTCGATGCGAAGCTCCTGAACGACAAGCGTCTCGTATACGGCTATTAAGCATCGCGTATCGTCACTATAACCGGAGCGCAGTCGCGGATATCTGCCTCTGCGCTCTTTTAAAAACGAATAAAAAATTAAAGCAATATGAACTGCGGAAATTTATCCAAGAATCTCGTTCTCGCTGCGTGCAAGAACTCGCTCGCTTCGATTGAAGCCGACATTGTTCTGCTCAACTTCGATGAAGTGGATCGCGATGCCAGCTCTCTCTCCGGCAATGTGCTTTCCACTCTAACGATGAAGGCATCCAAATTCGGCTATCGCTACACTTCGCACAAGAACGCTTTCGAGGCAACTGTCGCTCTGAATAAGGGCACATACATCAACTCGTTCGTGCATGGCGCGGTAGTGCGCGTATTTTCCAAGTCTCAAAATACCAAGGATGAGCTCAATAAGCTCGCCAATGGTAAAGTAATCGCGATCGTCAAGAACAGCGATTCGCAAAATGATGAGACGAAATACGAAGTTTACGGCTGGGAGAGCGGACTCAGAATGTCAGACCTTCAGGCAGCAAGCTCTGATGCTGACGGCGTTCTGTACACATTCAATCTTGCGAGCGAAGACAATGCTCGCGAGAGCCAGCTGCCTCTCAGTTTCTACAGCACTTCGCTCGAAGCTACCGAAACTGCCCTAGAGTCATTAGTCTTCGACGGCGCTTAGCCAGCAATGACTCTCGACGAATATAAGGCGCGATACAGCGGACTGTCGGAGAGGGAAGTGAGCGGCCTCGTTCATTCCAGCTCCGAGTTCCGCGCCGCCACAGAAGCATTGTATGAGTCTTACTTCCGTCAGCAGATAAATACAAGCTGCGGAGATTGCTGGAAAGACGCCTACATCTTGCTTCTTACGAAAAAAACAAACAAGGATATGGAAACAGAAATGAAATTCACTCTCAAAGCCGGCGCACTCCTTCGCGATGTGCGCAATATGAATGACAGCTCTCGGCTCGCCACTCGGCTCAACCTGACTGACGACCTGGCGCTCTATCATCTCGGCACGAATCCGGACTATATCAAATTCTTTTCGAAATATCCGGCCAACTGGCGCGAGCTCGCTAAAAAATACATCTCCAAGCTGGACGCTCCGGAAGATGTGGAAGAGAAGAAAGCGGCACCAACGGCAGCCGCTCCGAAAAAATCGAAGAAGAGCACGCGCAAGCAAAAATAAACGAGCTGCCGTCGCAATTAGAGTTCGGTTGCTTGGAAGAGCATTCTGAGCAGCCGAATTTTTGATAAAAAGAAAAAAACAATGAAAGTTTCGAGATTAAAATCAGAGAAGCGCCTGGACACTTACAGCAATCGCGGTTTGGGAATACAAACATACGGAGAGTACAATGACTTTCCGCAGCGAATCGCTGAGATAGTGGAAGCGTCTGTTACCGGCAACTCGTGCACATCTATTTACACGAAGTTCATTGTCGGCCGCGGTTTCGCAGACGCAGATTTTTATGCGGCGGTATGCGACAGCAAAGGCACGACGGTGGATGCGCTGCTTCAGTCGGTAGGCGAAGATTATGCTCGCTTCGGAGGTTTTGCAATTCATGTCAATTATAATGCTTTGCATGAAATTGTCTCTGCATCTCACTTTCCGTTCGAATGGTTGAGGTTCGAAAATTTGGATGAGGAGGGCAACTTCAACCGGCTCGCTGCGCATCCGGACTGGGGCCGGCGCTATACCAAGCTCCGTCAGTTCCGTCAGAAAGACATAGAGCATTTTCACTTTTTTAATTCCGATCCGGATGTGATTGATGCAGAAGTCGCGGAAGCCGGCGGCTGGAACGGCTACAAAGGGCAAATTTTCTACTTCTCGAATAAAGGGCAGAAAGTTTATCCTACACCGATTTTCGAAGCGGCTGTGACGGATATGTCCAACGAGGAAGGACTCTCGAACATAACTCAGCGAAACGTAAAGAATAACTTTTTGCCGTCCGGAATGGTCGTTGACTACGACAATACTTCGAATTCCGAAAAGCAAGAGGAGGAGACGAAGGAAGAGCTGCGCGAGTTCCAGGGAGACATGAATGCCGGCAAGCTGCTCTACATCAACATAAAGAACGGAGAGCAAAAGCCGGACTTCGTTCCGTTCGTCGGAAAGAACTTCGATAGGGATTTTGAGCAAGCAGAGAAAAAAACTCCTCAAATTATCGGACGCGCATTTTCGCAGCCACCTATATTGAGGGCCGAAGATGTGGGCGCTAACTTTGGAGCGGATCTGATGCGAAACGCCTACGACTACTACAACTCTATAACAGAAAGCGAGCGAGACATTCTCTCTCGCGTATTCAAGCGTATTTTCGACTTATGGCACGATCCGGCTATCAATGTGGAGAAGAATTATGAGATAGTGCCGAAGTACTATCGCGTCAACGCAACTCTTGCGGAGCGCCTCGCGCAGAACATCGACAAGGTGCTTGAGCTGCTTGCTGACAAGGACATGAGCGAACGCGCAAAATTCGTCATCCTTTCAACCGTTTACGGAGTCGAGGAGGATGAAATCAATGAACTGCTTGAAGGACTAAGGACATGATGATAACCGTTGAAGATATCCGGAAGATCCGCCAGATCGCCGGCAATATTAAGGAAGACCGCGTTAACATTTATATCCATGAGGCGGAACTGCTGGATATAGCGCCGGTTATTGGCGCGGAGCTTTATGAGAAGCTCCGCAATATCGGCGAAATAACGCTGGACGATGCCGGCACTCGTCTGCTCGATGAGACCGGCGAGAATGCTATCATCGTAGCGGATGAGAATGAACTTCCGCTCAACGAATACAAGCTGCTGAACGGTGGATATTATGAAGACAATAACGGAGTGAAATGCCGCTTCGAGGGCGTAAAAACAGCGCTGGCATATTTTGCTTATGCTCGCTTTATTCGCAATCATCCGGTAGCTGTCACTCCTTTCGGAGTTGTATCGAAGCTCGGCGACGAGTCTTCGAACGCAGACGCCAGGACGGTTGCCGCCGTGAGCGCCGATGCTCGCAGAATCGGCGAAATGTACCTTACGGAAGCGATGCGTTTCTGGGGCATTGTGGAGAGTTGCCGAAGCAACAAGGGAGTGCAGACACACCGACGCCGTTTCATCCCTATAGGAGATTAAAAAAATGAATAAAAACAATAAAATTTATCAATATGGCTGGTAAAAAATTCGCTGCTGACTTCGAGCGTATAGACGAAGTTAAATCCAATGACAAGGTGCTAATCCAGGATTCCGGAACCGGCATCGTGAAATATGCCACACCGGCACAAATAAACGCAATGTTCGACCAGCTTGTAGCTGACATTCAGACCGCTATCGATGCGAAGACGGACGCTGAAGCTGCATTCTTGGCAGCTCTCGGGGCGAAAAGCGATGCTGAAGCGGCGAAGAGCGATGCTGTAACCGCTAAAACTGACGCTGTCTCTGCGAAGACGGCTGCGGAGACTGCGGCGAACGATGCTGCGAATGCGCTTGCCGGAGTGAACGAAGAGCTCGCCGCTCTCGCCGCTCTTGTTGACAATGCCGGCGACCATAAGGCTATCTCCTACGATGCCGAGGAGGCATACAAGGTCTGCGGCTTCCGGACGGTCATCTCCGGAGCCGGTGTTCCGTCGCTTGAAACCATTCCTCTACAGTTCGGCATACCGGCATTTATCGGACAGCTCTACATCGACACAAGCGCCGCTTCCGGAGGCTTGTATTATGCGGTTGGAACTTCATCAATTTCGGACTGGAAAAACGCTTAAAAATAGAAAAATATGGCAAATACGATTGTAAAATACCCAAAAGTAGGCGACATCCTTTGCTTGGATGAGAACAATATAAAAAAATATATCGCCCTCGATACTTTCGAGGCGCTCCCTGCCGGCTGGACTGCGGTCGGAGTAGTAGCGCACCGCCAAGGCAACAAGGCGATAGTGGTGCACAAGACGAGCTCCTCGCGGAAGTGGGCCGATGTGTTCCGCTGGTACCTAACCGGCAACGCCATGACGGACGGGGCGGCCCATACGGAGAACTTCACCGCTAACTCCGTTTCCGTGCCGGTTACCTGGCAGACCTCTTCGCTCTCCGCGTTCGCCGAGGCACTGAACTCCGCCATTGCCGGCCAGGACTTCGGGGGGCACTCCTACCGCGCTCTCTACGATGCGGCAGAGGATAAGGTCATCGTCATACACGACACTTATATTACCTACATAAGTCCTACTATGTCGGGCGTTACCTTCAACCGCCTTATTGGCGAGGACACTCCTATGGATGTCAATATATTCGGCATCAACGGAGTAGGCATAGAATACAAGGGCCTCAACTGGCGTAAATATTACGAATATATCAAGACAGCGACTTCGAGCATTCTCAACCCGACATCTCCGATAACATCGCTCGGCACTTATCCTCTCAGCTACGCTTCTTATTCGTCTGAAATCGGAGCTTACGCTCGGAATATCTACGGAGACGGAGAGGAGAACTACGAGAGATATCTTCGCGACTACATGGCGCGCTTTCCTTCGCATCGCGGAGCGCTCGCGGAGCGCTTCCGGAGCGGCAAGGACAACACCTACAAGCTCGCCGGCAAGACTTACATAGCGAGCGACAGTTCGCTTAAGCCGCTTTATCCGGCGGCCGAATACTGCGCAGCCGTAGGTTACGACTCCGAAGGGCTGGAGGTCGGAAACTGGTACCTGCCTTCCATATATGAGATTTTCAAAATCTGGAGCAAACTCACTTACGGCCTGGCCGGCGTTTCGCGCCAGAACTCCGATGCGGTCAACCGCTCGCTGTATGCTATCGGCGGCTCCGCGATATCTCTTGGCAGCGGTGCTTGGAGCAGTTGTAGGTGCAGCTCTACCGTCGCTTGGCAATACAGTATCGCTGGATGTGCAAGGGACAACGGTTTCAGCAACATTTACTTGGCCGTGCCCTGCATGCTTTTGGACCTGAGCGAAAGCGAAGTATAAGATTTAACTCTTGCGGCGGTTGTCCGTAAGGCTGCCGCCGCTTGGCTTTAATGCGAGCGAAAAAAATGAAAGACAAGGCGGGAATATATGTGGATTTGTACAACATGCGTAAGCTTCTCAAGAGGGCGCAGTTCGCGATGTCGAAAGCTGATAGAATTATCTACGGAACGCCGGTGCTTGTGAAGAACGGAGAGGTGCTTGCAGACTTTGTCCTCGCGTACGATTTCGCGGACGAGCGAGACAAGTATATCCGGAAGATGTGCGCGGATTTCGAAGTGCTTTAGAGCCAACAAAGGATATACGCATAGGGAGATTTTATCTCGCAAATACAATTTGAAATTTAAAAAACATAAAAATCATGACAACGACAGAACAAATAGCTACGTTGGAGTCGCGCCAGCTGGAGCTGCTTAAGGCTATGCGACAATCAGACGCGCACGCTTCAAAGTGCACCAAGCTCGGCAAGAGCTTCGCGGAAGAGTATCCGGAGGAACATGCCGCCTACGCTGCTGCGAACGACGAGTACAACGGTAACGAAACAGCCCTCTATGCGCTTTACAACGAGCGTTACGCTGAAATGGAGGCGGAAACTGAAGCTCGCGAAGAAGAAATTTAAAGGTCAAGAAAATGAAGGAATTTATTTTGAAATACATCGGCCGAACGGACCTGCTCCTGCATGCGCTCGGCATCTACTTTATTGCCACTTTTCTCGCGAAGGCTTTTATCTGGTGCGGAATGGGAGAAGTGCTCGCCAAGGTGCTTGCTATTGTCATTGCCATAGCCGTAGGGCTGTGGAAGGAATTTATCCATGACAAGAAAAAAGGCAAAGGCAAGTTCGAGGTTGCGGATTTGATTGCCGACGGATTTGGAATTGTGTTATCTATTTTGGTTATGTTTTTCTAATTTTTTGCGCCGTTATGGAAAATGTAGGTGGAGTTATCTCTCTCGCGGAAGCTATCAGTGATTATGGTATATCAATAATGATGAACGCTATCTTCTTGACAGTGATATTGTTTGTTCTGGGGTGGTTTAAGAAACTGATTGACAAGACTTTGGATGCGAACACAACACAGATGTCGGAGCTTATCGAAACGACACACGCACAGACCGTCTTATTGGATGATATAGCGGGGGGCTTGCGGCCAAGAACGCTCATGCAGATAAGAGATATATACAACATATACTTCTCCTATGCGGTGGAACAGATGTGCCTTATAGTCAAGCGTATGCGCAAGGAAAATCACTTGGCTGACAAAAAGGCCACCTCCGAAAAGGTAAAATTGCTTCTCGATAATATCCACAACGAAAGGAACGCCCATTTCGAAAACCACACATATAGGGGCAGAACACTCAAAGACTACACGAATGATGAGTGGAGAGATTGGGCATATACTGCGGTAATGAAGGAAATATACCGCAAGACCGACAATGAGGACAGTCTAAGAAGCAACATAAAAGCCCTCTATAACAAAATAAAATACGATTTTGACGAGAGGCTCAACAAATAAAATGCGTGAAATGAAAATACTTATCGACAATGGGCATGGCGTTAACACCGCCGGCAAGCGCAGTCCATATTCAGGCTACGGAGCAAAGCCGGCTCTCGAATTGCTGGAATATCGGTGGGCGCGAGAGATTGCGGCAAAAATATATCTGGAGTTGAGGCAGCAAGGCTATGACGCGGAGCTGCTCGTTACCGAAGATCAAGATATCGACCTCGCTACTCGCTGCCATAGAGCCAATCTGACATGCAATGTCCTGGGTAAAAACAATGTCATACTGATTTCCATTCATGGCAATGCGTTCGGCAACGGTAGAACTTGGAACTCAGCTCGCGGCTGGAGTGCATATACAACTCCTGGCACAACGAAAAGCGACACTCTTGCGGAGTATCTCTATAGGGCTGCCGAGGAGAACTTCGCCGGCATGAAGATACGCCGCGATCTGACTGACGGAGACTCTGATTTGGAAGCATCATTTTATATTCTTAAATATACTTTATGTCCGGCAGTGCTGACTGAGAACTTTTTTTACACCAATGTCGACGACTGCAAATATATGCTCTCGGACGAAGGTAAGAAGGCAATAGTCAAGACGCATGTCGACGGCATTATACGATATATAGACTCGCTGTGAAGCGCGTAAAAGTCCGCTCTTTGTAGTTTTCATGCTTTGATTGGTTATTGGTTAATTTTCCGGCGGACTGGAGCTTCGCGGACTTGCTCCAGCTCTCCGGAATTAATATATAAATATGAAAAAGCGAATTTTTGTAGCTGCGCTGAATCTTCTCTTTATCGCAACAATTGTGCTGCTCGGCTATCGCGCTGGCCG